ATTGTTAAAATAGTCTCTATCAAACTTATGACTGATACAGGTAGCTATGTACTTTCTTGCTGAACTTTCCCAACTAATTGATAGTTCTTTTTGTTGCCTTGCGAATAATTCTTTGAAACTATCTATTTTTGTTTCTAATGATGCTTGTGTGGTATCAGTCAAAATACCCTGAATTGAAATTATTTTTGTTCCTCTTCTATCATCTATTAAAACAGACCCATCTTCTTTTGCCAAATCTAATTTAACTAAGAATCTTTCCGTTGCTGTTTCATGCTTAACAAATCTAGGAATGTATGTTGTATTTAATAATTCTGTATTGTCGTATTTTATTGATGCCATATTTTTATAATCCGTTTTCTATTCCTGCTCTGTTTAACATTTTTATTATTTCGTTCATTAAAGTATCTCTATCATTTACATCACCATTGAAATTGAAGGTTATATTCATTCCTGAATCACCTTTGGGCAATACATATTCTCCTTGATGTAAAAGATAAGGGCCTGTTTGCGGTATGTATCCACCTGTTTCTCTACTTCCAAATAAGAAATTACTTGCCTTTCCAAATACTCCTGATACTGCTCCGCCAATAGATGAACCTATGTTAGAAGCGGTTTTAGAAACATTAGAAACCACATCTATAACAGGTTGTATTTTTACTTTTATTCCGTCAATTATTTCAATAATTTTTAGTTTAAGATTAAGAAAGAATGTTTCTATCTTCATTAAAATAGTTTCTGCAACTATTTTCATTGTTTCTAATGCTGTTTCCCAATTATTCTTTATTAACATTACTGTTACTCCAAGCGTAGTTAAGGCTGCTATAACAACACCTATTGGACCAGTTAAAATAGTAAACCCTGTTATTATCCCTGGTAGTGCTAATCCAAGTATTCCAATCACCGCTACTAATCCCGCCACTGCTCCCGCTATAATTATTATATTTCTTGTTAATTCTGGGTTTTCTTTTATCCAATCTACTACTTTTTCAATTACAGGTGTTATCTGTTTCAATAAATCATTAAGAATCGGTGTGAAAGTTGACCCTATTTCTTCGGACACATCTTCTAATGTTCTTTGTAATACCACTAAACTTCCTTCGGTAGTTTCTTTTGCAGTGACATTAAAATCTTCATAGGTTGAATTAAGAACTTCTGTTAATGCTATCGCTCTTTCCATTTCTGTCCCTTCTGAAATCATTTTCTTTGTATTATCATCTAAAACAAAACCTACCCTTGTTAAAGAACCGAAATTACCTTGTAATGCCTGTGCTAATCCATTTGTTAATTCTTTAACATCTTCCGTTGTAGCGTTCATTCCTTTTTCTGCTACTACATAATCCATAATGGCGGGTGTCAGTTGTTTAATCGTGTCTATCTGTAAATCAAATGTAGCAAGCTGTGATTGTGCCATAATCACATTATCTTTTGACATTACACCAGTCTTTTCTAGAGCATCAGCTTGGTCAAAAAGAACATCTACCTGCTCTTTTGTTGCTTTGTTGGTTACTTTAAGCAATTGATATAATCTATTTTGGACACTCTCCGCTTCTACTGCTTGTTTTATGGAATACCCTACTGCTCCTGTAATAGCACCAAAAGCAACTGTTCCAGTAGTTGCCATTGTCTTGAAAGCAGGGGACATATCTTTGATTTGTTTCTGTAATGATTTTACTTGACTTTCTGCTTCTGCAACTGCCTTATCTGCCTTATTCTCCCCCTCTATGACCATTTTTAATTTAGCTTCTTCCATTGATTTCTATTTCTTTTGTTTTCTTTGATTAGTATTTTTTCAATCGTATCAAGAAAGGGCTTGGGTTGAGATAAGTATGTCCAGTAATCCCAACCCATTTCCCTACAAATATAAAATATGTTATTGAAAATAATTTCCTCATTTCTACTTATTTTTTTTTTACAATATCATCTACAACTTTAACTATCTCATCATAAACATCTTTCTTCAAATCTAAAACTCTATTTAGTATGTTATCTTTGTTTCCATCTACAGAAACTACAACTGATTCTATTGACCTGTGAATGCTTTCTGTAATTGCTGTATTCTTAAAATTATCTAATGAAGGAGTAGGTTGTCCGTCAACTACTATCATTTTCATAGAAGTCGCCTCAATGATTGGCTCATTAATATACTCATATTCTCTACCAGTAATCCATTCATTGACCTCAAACTCTATTCCTTCAATAGTTATTTTTTTTGTTGTTCTTTCTTGCATATTAGTAACTTGTTCCTGCTGTCTTATTGACCAATGAAACTTCTAATGCCATAGCATCAGTAGAATCATATAAAACTTCAAAAGATTGGTCTTCTTGAATTAAAGAACCAAGTTCAGCAGTATAATTATTTTCTAATAACTTAACTTTATGAAACTTAATTGTAAGCTGTTCTTTCGTACTTCCTCCACTAATAACTGAACCCAATGTTATAATTGTGATAGCTTGCTTTGTCATATCAAGCCATTTTTGTCTTTGATCTTCACTTTCAAACAACCTTGAAATAGTTATCTGTGATTCTCTTAATTGTGTCAGTAATTGATAAGGATCTTTTGAACCAGTAGCAGGTGCGTCAAATAAATTATTCTTGATATCTATTATTAAATCGTAAATAGGTGTTGCTGTTGCTTTTGCCCCTGCGTTTGTTGTCGCTAATGCCGATGTAGATGCTATACCAACCAAAGTATTTCCTTTCATCAATGGTTTAGAAAGACCTGTATAACTCGGAGTTTGTGCTTTCAGATAGATAGGATTTCCTGCTGTTGCTGTTATACTTAATGCTCCAAACCCTATTGTTTCTCCATCAGTATTTACGCTTGTTATAACAATATCTTGATAAGCGCCTGAATCTAATTTAAGTGTAATAGTATCTCCTACAACTAATCCAGTGTTAGGTTTATCGTCATAATTATGAGCTAATTTTAATGATGTTACTGACCCGCTCAGATTTTCTTTCAAAGTTGCTACTGAAAATTGTCCCATTGCTTTTATGGAAGCGGTTGCTTTCAATAATCCGTCCTCAAACTCTAATCTTAGACTATCTGCTTTTACTCCAAAATATCTTACTGCAAAAGGTCCTTTTTGAATTTCTATTGTATAACTATCAGGTTCTCCTACTGTAAAAGGATGCGTATATCCAGTAGAACTGCCAGTAGTAGTTCCTTTCAATAAAGTCATATTCAAAAAGTGCCCTAAACTATCAGCATCAGCATAAATTACTATATCTCCTTCGTGTTTTCTTTCTCCTTGTAATAAATCATCACTTTTCCAAGATAAACCTTTCATTCTTCTGTCTGCCTTGTATGCTACATCAGATTTTATATTCTCGCTAACCAAAGGAATAAATATATTTGGAGTAACTGCTGTTCCAGGTGTAGTTTCAACCTTTAAGGCAAGATATGAATTGTCTGTTAAGTAGTTCATTTTTATTTTTCTTTATTATCTTTCTTATCACCGACCTTTTCTTCAAAAACTTTTTTGAAATTAACATTATTTATTTCAATGTTAGTTTCTATTGTTTCGCCCGATTTAATAATTCCTACATTCGGAACCATTAAATCGTCTTGTGATATGTTTTTGTATTTCATAATTTTATATGTAATTATTTACTAAATCGTGGCATCTTATTTTGAAACTTGCGAATAAGAATACTCCCGACTTTACGGTTGTATCTAATACTAATGGAATAATCTCTACGAATACGACCTCTCCGCCAAGATTACTATCAGTATCAAATGCCTCAATTACTTTATCTATTGCTTTTATCATTGTATCTGTTGCTTCTTTTTTTGTCTTTCCGCTTTCAGAATACTCCTGATAAAGGTCAACTCTGAACTCAAATACTCTTTCATTTCTTGCTGTATCTTTGGCTTCCCCTTCTCCTACCGAAACAAGCACTACTGCGCTTGGGTATCCTGTAAATTGTCCTTCGCCATAATCAAGAACATCAACAAATAAACTTTTTCCGTTATCATCATTCAGGTCAGATAGCTTTGTCTTAATAATACTTCTTAAATTGTAATATGTTTGTCTGCTCATCTTATTGCCTTTCTAATTGTATTTTCTAATGCTTTCTGAAAATAACCCTCTATTGTATTTTTAGATTTTTCTACTGCTCTTAACATAAATCTATTCGGTTCGGTACCTGGGTGTCTTACTCTTTTCCCAAATATAATTCTTTTTCTTTTATCTGCCAATACTTTCTTTGTTTTCGGAGTTATTATATGTGGCTTTGTTCCTTCGTGAACATAAATTGAATATAAAGCATTAGCGCTTACTACCCCTTTAAGATATGATAATGAAGTCATAATCTTCTGTCTTAATTTTCCTGAAACTGCTGGGGCTTCTTGTTTGGCCATTGATTCTATCTTATATGCACTTTTTTCAATCGCACTATTCATTTCTTCAATGATTATTAAAGGGTATTCTTTTACAAACCTATCAAATTCAGTTGTATCTAATACTAATTTTATGTTCATTGTTTGTATAATCTTATAATAACTTCTAAATGATGTTCTTTATTCTTATCACTATATTTTTTTAATCCTATAACACTATATTCATCTGTTCCATCTATTATTTTATCTCCTTCTTTAATATCTGCTACTTCGCAAAACATTGTATAATCTTTTCCTACGCTTCCTTCTAAATCCTCTTGATAATAATCTGATAATGGCTGAATTAAGCAATTAAGCTCCAAGATATTATCTTGATAATCTTCTTTGTCCGTCCCTGTAACATCTGCTAATCTTTGTGTTTTTACTATTTTGTTATAATAATCTGTAATCATTAAAATTCGTATTTCTTATTATATTTTAATATCTCCATTACTTTATTTTTCTCATCTAAATTGCTAATCATAG